AGTTCTATACATGGTTGTGTACCATAGCCATCAATAAAGCGTCCAAACGCCCGTTTAACAGCCTTAAAACCGACTTTGAGAGCATCACTGTGGATACACCAGAATCAATCTATGAAACTAGGCAAGCAGTAGAGCATGTACACTTGCTCATTGAGAAGCTGCCTAGTAAACAGAAACGTGCTCTTCTATTGAAACTAGAAGAGAATATGTGTTATAATGACATTGCTACGGTGTTGCGGTGTAGCCCAAACCACGCTAAAAACCTAGTGTGGAAAGCAAAGAAAACTATACGGAGTACTTATGACCAACGGTGAAACATATCGAATGATGACAGCTTTGCGAAAGCATCTAGCCGTCAGTGTTTACAAATTTGATAACACAATTGAGATTGTGTTAAAATTCAAAACTGGTGATGGTAAAGTGCATCAACTGTGCCATAGTTTTGTGGAGACACAATTATGATCGTAGAAGTAATTGCAGAGCATGAGGACGGGTCAGCAGATGTGCTGCTCAAAGAAATGGATGAGCGCATGGTTCAGCTACTGCTGCAAGAAGGACTAATCTCCTTGCTCACCAAAGAGATTGCTCGTCTAGAGAAAGAGAAGAAGATTCCAGCACTACTAAAGAAGGAACCATCTGATGAAGTATGAGGAAGTTATGTCAGTGCAATATGGAGGTAATCACTATAAGGATCGTAAGATCCAGCCGTGGGAAGTCTGGGAAGCATACGACATGAATGGTTGGGAGGCTAGCGCAGTTAAGTATCTGATGCGCTGGAAAGACAAAGGTAAGCCACTAGAAGACCTGTATAAGGCACTACACAACATTCAGTATTTAATTGCAAGAGAAGAAAGGAAACTACATGTACAAGCTCAAAAACGTGAAGGGCAGTCTGCCAAACTTTTTGAAAATCTCGTTCAAGGACTACAACAGCGCACGTTCAGCACTCCGAAAGTTTATGAGGAAGAAAGCGTCTTTAAAGAGTGGACAACATCTTCCGATGTATCTGATTCGTAGTTTTGGCTACGACATTGTGCGACTAGCATAAAGAAGAAGCCCCTTACGGGGCTTTTTTATTTTTTATATTTTTCTGTCAGGTACGTTTTTACTCGCTCTACATATTCTTGTGTTTCTTTAGCTGGCGGTGTTTCTCCTGCCATTAGTGCCTTCCCTGCAGAAGGGCCACCATTGTAGTCTGCAACAGCAGCCAGTGCGTTTCCTTTGTATTGATTGTTGAGAGTAAACTGTAGATATTTACCAGCAGCATCAATAGATGCAAAAGGGTTGTTTACATCGTGCTTGAACATGCCGCCCTGTAACTTCTGAGTAGCTGGCATAAACTGCATAATGCCTTGTGCACCTTTAGGACTTGTCTGTCCGGGATTGGTACGCTCACCAGCGTTCTTAATTGCTAGCACCATGCCTTTAGGAAGACCGTATCGGTTCTCTACTTCTAGTGCAAACTCATCTAGACGAGGATCGTTATATTTTAGCTTCTTCCATTCTGCCTTGTTCTTAACAAGTTCTTTCCAAGTAGGTTCCATTACTGCTCCCACCATTCTTTACCAGTACTAGTAGCAGCAGGTTTAGCAGCCGACGCAGCAGGAGCAGCAGGAGTTGCAGCAGCAGGGGCTGCGGGAGCAGCTACTGGTTTAGCTTCCATGCTGAAGAAACCACCGTAAGATTGATTGTTATTAATAAGACCAGCAAAGTCTTGTCCAACAACTTTAGGTTGCTCTTGGGTTAGCATAGCGCGACCAAACACCATGTTGTTTAGCATGGGTTTTAGTTGCTTAGTAAACTCAGCAGTAGCCTGTGTGTATGCAGTATTAATAACAGGTGCAGCAGCAGCTTGCATCTCTGCCATAGTCATAGGGCGACGCTGTGATGGAATGTCAGGACGAGGTGGTTGCAGCACCACAATCTCACCTGCATCATTAACACCTAGTTGTAGACGGACTTTATACCTGGTTTCAATAGTTTGCTTAACATCAATGGCATTACGAACAGATTGGGTAATGCTGTTGCTCACGTTAGACTTAATAACTGCTTGATCAGGTTCTGGTAGCTTCAGAATCTTATCACCTAGCTTACGGTATTCACGAGCAAGCAATAGACTGTTTGCACCGTACTGAGCAGAGGTACTTAGTGCGGCACTGACAATGTTAACTTCTGGTGGAGTAAGTTCTGCTTTCTTTAACACTTCAGCAGCAGTAGCCATCTGTGCTTGATGTGCAGCACGAATAACTGTAGGAGCAGCCACAGGATCTGGTGCAACTGCAGCAGGATTTTGTTGTGACTGTACCAACACTCGCTCTACAGTAGCTAAGTCTGATGCTTGTCGAATATCGTTTCGTACACCAGAAATACTACCAGTAAGCTCGTTCTCTTGCCCAACCATGAATTCATAGAAGGAACGATTGGTACGCTTAAGGTTCTCACGGGCTTCACCACCTGCCCAATATGCCATAACCATAGGGTTATTCTGCATAGCAGTTTGTTGCTTAATGGCTAGATCAACAAGTTGAGATTTCTCTTGTAGGGTCTTATCACGATAGCCACGCATAATGTTAGCCATAGCAACTAGACCAACACCCTTGTCATCTGCATAACGACCTAAAGCGTCTGTTGCCATACGATCAATGTCTGCAAACAGTTCTTTACGTTTAGCATCCGAAACGTTAGGATTGTTAGCCAAATATGTATTGACAGATTGATAAGCAACACGACGGGCTTGATCAATATTAGTACGCATCTGGGCTTGATGCATCTTAATGGATGTTTCAAAAGGCACAATGTTTACAGAAACATTCTCACCCTTAGCCATAAGGCCAAGCACAGTACCAAACACGTTCTCTTTATCTTGCACAGATTGTGTTAGGACAGAAGTGCCTAAGCTGCCACTAAAGATGGCAGTGAATGACGCACGTTGTTGGTTTGCTTGTAAATCACCTTGATTAGACAAGCCTGAAGTGTACGCCTCTAAAGTTTTAGTTTGTGTTTGAGTAGACAACACTTGTTTAAAACCACTCATACGCTCGTCATACTTAGGACGATCTGTACGATAGATGTTTAATAGTTCTTCACGAGTACCAAACATACCAGTTTTAGCGGCTTCATCAATGTCCTGAATAGCCATGTCTTCTGGTGTTTTTACTTTAGACCTGTCTTCTCTAGGAGGAGTAAAACGATCTCGTACATAACTCATTTGTGCAAATCTATCTGCACCGGGAAGACCTGTAACAGCACCCACTCGCTCACGAATCTGACCAGCTAGACCTGGGAACTTTGCAATGGCTTGTTTAGTGATGCTATCAACCCGAGAAACATATCGCTCGTTAGACATACCACCTTCAGCAGCAAGTCTAAGCCGAGTAAGTTCAGCATCAAACGACGATAGTTGTTTGTTTACTGCTTCTTGTTCTGGTGGCTGCAATGGGCCTTGTGTTTGAAACACAGTGCCACGGGCTGCTTCTACAGCAGGAATACGCTGTGCTGCCTGTTGTGCTGCTTGACCCGAGATGAAGAATTCTCCTGCGGCGCTTGCGGCTTGTTCTTCAATGTTAGCCATCTCACCAGCTACATAACCCTCGTACATCTTTCCAGCAAAATTTGTAAGAGTGTTAATGGATTCTGCTTGTGCTCTGGCAGCTTGCCCTAGCAGTGCAGGGTTAGCCATAGCTGGCTCTACGTTCCTAGTAATGTCTGCACGAAAAGTTGCCATTATTCAGTTGCTCCTGTGTTCGTCACAATGTCTTTAATCTTCCATTCTTTCACAGCTTGATCAGTTAGCATTTTTTCATACTGAGTAAATGCTTCTACTTTATAAGCTTCCCTATATAGTTGTTGCAAATCTGCACCAGAGTAACTGTTCAAAATTGCATGCACAACTGCTGAGTGAGTACGATGCCCTTCAGTGTCGTTGTTACGCAGCGCAGTTAGACCTAGCATAGCGTGTTTACCAACTGCTTGTGCTGCTGCCTTAATATCTTTGTCGTGTGCTTTCTTGCTGCTATACAGCACTGACAAGTCTTCCTGTGCTACAGGAGGAATACCAAAACCAATTAACCATGCTTCAGTATCAGTAACTCGGAACATTGATGCACCACTACCACTCTGTACTTGGTTGTAGTTAGCCATTGCAATTCGGGCTTTCTGAGCGTTATTAATAAACGAGAAACTGCCCTTACCAATCTCAGTCATCGCAACCTGTAGTGTGTCTACAGTCATAGGTGCCTTGGCAATAATGGAGAATGCCTCACCAAAGCCTCCTAGCAGCCGTAGGGACGCGAAACCAGATGGGCCAGCAGCAACCTCTAAGAACGTCTTCTCAGGGTCTAGAAGACCTTTTACAATGTCTTCATAATACTTGAAAGTGTTGAAGCGGCTACCAATTGCTAGCTTTGCTTCACCGTCTGTTAAAGCAGCAATTGCACCCGCCACTACACCCTGTTGCACAGTAATGCGTTGTGTCTCTGACATATCTTCTGGCAGCATGTCAGTTAGAATGTCTCGGAAAGGCCACAGGAAGGCACCAGCAGTACCCATCACCATCGTGTGGGTTAGCAATAGTTGTGCTGCTTCTTTCTGTGTAAATGCTCGTGGGTTACCCATCAAACTCTGAATGATGTTCATCATTAACTTAACTTGATATTGCACGAACTGTGTAGGAATAGACTTCCAACCCTGCTGCCATGAGGCAGTGTTGGCACGAGTCATATTCTGTGTCAGACTATCTTGACGCTCCATAATCTTAGCTAGAGCATCGT